CATACTGCGAGAATTAGCGCAGAAGTATGATTACATAGCCTTAGGGGGTCTGGTTCCTTATTCTAAGCGTAAACCGCGCTTAAAACAGCATTTAGACACATGTTTCGCTATTATACAGGATCAATGCAGAGTTCATGGCTTTGGAATGACAGGGATGGAGATATTACAACGATACCCTTGGTACTCAGTAGATAGCACTGGATGGCTTGGAGGATCTAAGAGAGCAGAGTATCATTCCTTCGAGAGAGGCAAACTTAAGTTCAAAAATACAAAGGTCAAAGATGATGCCTCCTTACAAAGCATACCATTGATGCAAAAAGAAAAAAGAGACGGTTCATGGAAATTAAGATCTACTGATTGTGTTAAACAATGGCTTAAGGTAGAGAAATACATTACTGACCTTTGGACTAAGAGAGGTATAATATATGAATAAGACACAACTGGTAGAAATGGATATTGGTGATCTGGTCCCTGCGGATTGGAACTATAAGAGTGATGGCACTCCTGAACAGATCGAGAAACTTTGTAATTCGATAAAGGAGGACGACTCCGCTGGAGTTGTAGCAGTAAGAGAGCTAGGAGACAAGTTTGAAGTAATAGATGGAAACCATCGTCTACAAGCAGTTCAACTATTAAAATGGAAGAAGGTTCCCTGTGAGAACTTTGGATCCATAACTAAGGCAAAGGCAGTTACGATAGCAAGAAGAAGAAACCATAAATGGTTCGAGGATGACCTGATCGCCTACGCTGAACTGTTCAAGAACGAGGTACTGGAAGAGTTCACAATAGACCAATTAGAAACGTTCATGCCTGACTCCCGACAGGAGATGGAAGGACTTGAGAAGTTACTTGACTTTGATTGGGATCAGTATAAGTTAGATGAATCAGATCCAGATGCAGATGAACCGAAGATGATTACTTGCCCTCACTGTGGAGAACAATTTGAACAATAAACAATATCAAAGAAACAATGTTAGTCGGATGCTTCGAGTATCTAATAGAAACAGAAATGCATTTAGATGGAGTGCCAATGAAACCAACGCTCATATTGATATGAAGTTTGCTATATGTAAACAGTTAAAGAAGTGGGGCCATGAGTTTTATACAGAAGCTATTTTTAATTCAAGTGGTTTAAGAGCAGATGTAATTGATGCGGATGAAGGAATAATTTATGAAGTAGTTAATACAGAAGATAAGAGTTCCATTGAAAAGAAGCGAAAATTCTATCCTTTAGAAATAAGAGTTGTAAATGCTAATCAAAAGTTTACTGAGGATCTATTACTATAAATGCCGATCAAACACAATGAGAAAACCAAAGAGAAAGCACGATTCTATTATCTGAACGGGGAGAGCTATTCGTTCATCAAGCGTTCATTAAAAGAAGAATATGGGATCAATGTAGCGAAAAGTACACTATCGAATTGGAAGAAAAGGAACGGGTGGGAGGTCAGTAAAAAGAAGATCCGTGAGGAAGTAACGAAAGAAACCGAACGGAAAGCTACGGATTCAATAGGTCGCAGATTGAAAGTGCTTGACAATCTGGAACTTCAATTCATAAAGAAACTTAATTTATTCAAGGATAAGAAAGTGCTTGACATCAAGCCTGATGAATACATCAGGATCATAAGGGAAGCAGAGAGATTGCAGGATGCATTGAACGCTAAAGAGCTATTAGTAAAACTGGTATCGGAGAAGTTACCTTTCGCTATGAAAGAAGCTGGTCTTACACAAAAGCAGATCAATGCTGTTATCAGGACTTGGATCGAGGAAACGAAAGAGGTATGAGTTTCAGGATCGTAGATAGCGATACGGGAAAGATCCTATTCGAGACATCAGATATAACAAAGCTTATGGAGAAGCTGGAATATTATGAAGATGATATGGAAAGACCAGTCAAGGAGATATTCCCAAGAACATCAGAATTAGGAGAGGAGATGAAGATCACAGGAAGAAGAAAATGAGTTGGACTGATTATAATAGTCCCAATCATTTAGATATAATATTCTTTTCAATAGTGTGGTCTTTACTAATGATAGAATATTACTTATGGAGAATAAAATGAATATTGGAAATGACATACTACTGGAAATGTTCAATGGTTCCCTACTTGATCATATCAAACAGGAGAAACTACCTTTCTTGGACTTTGCTAATGAAGTGCTGGAGGACTTTATGAGATTGGAACCTTCCAAGTTTCATAAGTTAGCACCTATGCATGAGGAGTGGTTTGAGACGATCGAGAACAATACTTACAGTGGGATCCTGTGCGCAAGAGGACATTTGAAAACTACGTTTATTTTAACTTTCTGCGCCTATATGATGTCGAATAATCCCAATTTCAGGGCTTTGTATTTATCCTCTACTATCGATCAGTCATTGGATAAGCTGGAACAATTCGAGGAGATCTCACGTAGAACCTTTTGGCTTAGTCCTATGATCAAGGACAGGCAGGATCGTGGAGGATGGAGAAGAGGAGCCAAGTATTACAAGAATGGATCCAGAATCCAAGCCGCTTCAATAGGTAAAGCACTGGAAGGGCCTCACGTTCACCTAATTATATTAGACGATGTGATAGCAGAGTTTCCTCGAATTGCCGATCAGAAAAGTATTCATTATATAAGAAGAGTTGTAATGCCAATGCGTTTACCTGAAGGTAAGATCTGCTTGATAGGAACTCAGAAGAGGATTAACGATGCCTCTCACTGGGTCACTGAATCTGATGAATGGGCTTCGATCCGCCATCCAGCTTTATTAGAAGATGGAACTCCTCGATGGAAAGAATATTGGACTCTCGATCGTTTAGAGAAAGAGAAAGAAACAATGGGATCCAGAGCCTTTGAATCTGAGTATCTTCTTAATCCGATCGATCCTGAAAGCGCATTGATCACTTGGGATGTTATAGAACCATGTCTGGATCCTAATTTGAATATGGATGTGATCCCCGATGGTTGGGAGATACTAATGGGTGTAGACCTTGCGGTGGGGATAGATCAGAGAAACGATGAAACATCTTATTGTGTGATCGCATGGAATAGAGATACCAATGATCGTCAATTAGTTTATCAGTGGACTGGCAAGGTATTAGCACAAGGAGAAGGTTGGTTACATAAACAAGTGGAGAACATGGTATCAATGTGTGAGAAGTATAAACCCACAAAGGTAATGATCGAGACTAATGGATTTCAAAGACTGGTTGCACACGCCGCCGAAACACTTGCAGGATTACCTATCAGTAAACATAATACAGGATCAGAGAAACATCATGGTCAGATCGGCATACCTGCGGTTGCGTTAAGAATGGAACAAGGTAAGTATAGAATCCCGTGGAGCAAATCTGCTCGGGAGAGTTTACTAACTGGATCTAAAAAGTTAGTAGATGGTCTAATGCAATTAGTATGGGATGACAAAGGTAGACTGGAAGGACATACGGCTGATGCGGTTGTATCATTATGGATGTGTGAATTGGCTATACAGGAAATTGAATCAAAGAGACTCTCTTTTACTTCATGGGAGAACTTTTGAGGATCCCATCGGAAGCTGAGATATATATGATTATAGCTTTCTTTATCCTGTTCGCATTATTCCTCAATTTTATCTTCAACTTAGTTTAGTATATAAAAGAAATTCACTTTTCTTCTGTTTTAAGCCCGTTTCGTATAGATTTCCAGCAATAAAAACCAACTAATGCGTAGCGATATACTTTTATAACAGGGTTTTATAATATCTATATGCACAGGAGGATTGATTAATTGTAATGGTTGATCACCTTTGTCCCTCCTGTGCAAATTATTTATGGTTAGATTAGAGCTTAGAAAATTTGATGAGAGGGTGAAAGAGGACATTAAGGATCTTGCAAAGCTACATGGAGTTTCAATGACGCATTTAGTAGAACGAACAGTTAAGATATATACAAAGAAACCCGAAATGAGAGATAAGTTAATAAGGTATAGGAGAAGTGACCCTGACTGGTAATATGGGATTCTTCGATAGATTCAGAGCCACGCCTAAAAAGAAATCAGGGATCCAAGAATATTTAGATAACCAACAGATCCTGAAAGAAGCCCGAACACCAACCTATGATTCCACATCAGCACAATATTCTTCTGCTCCTGATAAGATGGATCCAATTTACGATCAATTTTATTTAGAGTATTTAGCAGATAGCTATTCTCATCTTAGAACCGTGATCACCAAGTTAGCATCTTCCACTGTAAGCAAAGGATGGAAGATCGAACCGATAGTAGACAATCCTTCCGAGATCCAGAAAGAAGTATTGGAGAAATTGTTAGAAGATCCTTCAGCAGGAGATTCCGATATATCAGGAATGGAATTTATCAAGGCGATGGTAAGGCAGGTAGAGATATATGATGATTGTTGGGTCTCAGTTGTTTATGATTATGTTAGAGATGAAAGTGGTGAACTAGTAGGGAAACAGGTTAAGCAATTATGGATCGAGGATGCAAAGAAGATGAGATTTATGACGGATCGTTTCGGACGCTTTCAGGATCTTATGCGAATGAATCCCATTACTCGCAAAACAACTAATGAACTTTTTGATCCAGATGACGGAACCACCACTGTTCCTGTTGCGTATGTATTTGAGGATGACGAAGAAGGAGAGATACCTTTCGCAAGAGATGAGATCATTCACTTCAATAAGTATTCATCATCAGCACGTTTGTATGGTCAATCTCCTATACTTGGATTGGCACGTAAGATAGAAACAGGTTTGGCAATAGAGAGGTATCAGAATAAGATCTACCGTTTAGAAAGACCACCAAAAGGGTTCTTGGATATTCCTAACGTAGATGAAAAGGGATTAACGAGACTTGGAGAATATATTGCAGAAGAGACAAAACGTAATCCTAACTTCGTTCCGATAATAAGTTCAGGAGAAAGTAGTTCAGGAGCAAGGTTCGTTCCTGTAATGCCTAATATGTCGGAGTTGGAAATGCTACCGTATTTGGATAAGATCAATAGCGACATAAATTCCGCTTATGGTGTAATGCCATTAGCTGTCGGAGATACGACTGGTATTGGCGGTTTAAACGCAGAAGGAGAGCAGATTACAATGATGGATAGGACTATCATGGAGACTCAGGAATGCGTTGAGTTAGGATTCGGAAAGAAGCTATTAGAGATAATGAAGATCACGGATTATGAATTTAGGTTTGAAGAAATCAATGAAGAGAATGAGCAGATGATGTTACAGAACCTATCGTTGAAAGCAGACATCATTACCAAGTTCCAAGCCGTAGGGATCGAACTCGACCTCGATCCAGATGGAGAAATAATTTTACCAGAGGTGATACAATCCCCTTCGATGGAGTCGCTGGAGGAAGCGGAGCCAAGAGAACAAGTGGATATATATCAACCTTAAAGGCAACTCTTCGCAAGATCATAAACGATGAATTTCT